CAGCTGGACAACTCCTCTATGTAAAGGCAGATGTTCTTCAGGCATAACACTTGTGTTTTTCGCCTCTAAACAACCAAACCCCACGATTGTCATTTGGTCGCCATTATCAACAAAAATGCCTCGCTCTGGGTTATGTTTTATCGTTATCGGTTCATCGATAGTTGCACTACCATCTAACGATACAGCTATGGGAATGTTTATGTGTCGATAAGCCTCTGTATGATTTAAATTAAGGTTTGTAATACCTAACCTTAAACAAGCCTCTTTTAATATCATAGGCTCTAACGTATTGCCCCACTGTGTAGGTTCACTAGAAAAGTCTGGCATAGGTTGCCCATCGAGGTAGTCATAAACACGACCCATAACATCATTAGCAGAGTTGTATGGACACACTCCGAAAAGTGCAGCCAAAATGCTGCCGGACAATTCATCAGGATTTGTAAGTTTAGGCATATGCACCTCCCAGGATTGAGAGGCCAACAATAAATACAAAAAGAATCACAACAATTGCTACAGATTCTTTAATTTTTGTAGCAGTTGATAGTTCTCCTACATCTTGTATTTCGTTGCTTTTAAAGGTGCGTATTTTGTGACTATCAGCACCACGAGTTGTACTATATTTAGTTTTGTACGGCTCGGGTGACTGATTATATATTATACGACAGTCACTATATCCCTTATAATCTAACATGGTTATAACTCCTTCAAATAAAGTGATTTAATATATATGTGAATGTTACAAAGGGTTATGTTACCAAACATACCCTATGTAGTACTATCTAGTATCTATATTTTTAGTGATATACCTCGCTTTCTTGTAGTCAATCTTGTGTTTTAGGTTATATCGTAGCTGTTCAAGCACCAACTTTCCCTTCAAAACAACTTCTGTTGGATGCTTGTTACCTTCTGCAACAGCGAATAAATTCTGACTTGCTCGCTCCAGGTGATGTGCTACCCAGGCAACGTGATGTTTTTGATATAGCGGAATGTCTATGCGCTGGTGAACATTTAAACCAGTAGATCGTGCAAAGGATTGCTCACGTAGTATCTGTTGGTCTTTGCGTTTCACTTGCAACGCTCCAGAAAGTTACGCACCTGGGATGCTGACCACTTATCATTCCCACGTGGCGTTTTAATCTTAAATTTTGTCAACAACTTTGCAATGCCACGCAAAGAAGAACCCCCACTCATTTTTGTGATTTCTAGTACACGCTCTCTATTTTCTTTAACAAAATCATCAGCAGCTTTTTTGCGTGTTTCCGCTGCTGCCCTAGCACCAATTGTTGGGTCACCAGAACCCAATCTTGTAATTATTTTGTTGGATGTTTTAGCACGATGCTTTTTGTTTTTCTTAATTCCAGTTTTGATTTCTGCCAGGGCTGCAATGGTGTTCTTACTTATGCGCTCACACTCATACTGATTAATACTGGCTTGAATGTAAAATAACATTTTGCTGCTGGGATTGTCAGAACATAATTCTGGCATATCACAAACAACAAACTTAAAATCCATTTTCTTAAACTCTGCTATAAATGCTACATCACGTGATAACCGATCTAGCCTAGCAACAAGCAAAGTTACATTTTCATCTCTACATTTTTGTATAGCAGCTGCTAATTCTGGCCTCTTCTTAAGTGACTTTCTGCCAGATTCCTTCTCGATAAAAGTATCGATTATCTGCCATGTACCGCCATTGAGAAATGTTTTAACGCTTGTCTCTTGTGCAGTCAAACCTAGAGACTGTTTTTGTGTGGACACACGATAATAAGCAACGTACTTGCCTGTGTGTTTTTTGCCAGCTGTAGATTGAAACTCCATAGCTGCTGCGATTTGTTTTTTGGTCGGCATAATGGCCTCTCCTTTTTGTGTATATGTACAAATCATAAACTGATATCAAATTGATGTCAAATCATCAAAGGTATTGATTGTACACTCAGTTATGATATCATCTTCAGTATTACATTTATCAAAGGTTACCTATGGCAAAAAAACCTTTATTTGTTCGCATTACAGAGGATGCCAGATTGTTACTAGAAGCTGAGAAAGAGCGTTCAGGGCTGTCTCAATCTGCGATAGTAGATTTGGCTATAAAATTCCTACTAGGCCAGTCACGCTCTTCTAATGGCGTTACACAGCCAGTACCCAAAGATTTAGACCAGCGTGTTACCGCATTTCTTACGCATGGACGGCAGAGGTAAGCGTAACAAGGGTGCAAGTGGTGAGCGAGAGTTGGCTGCCCTACTCTCTGACCAGTTGGGCTACGTGGTCAAACGCAACCTGGG